AGAACCGCCATTATTATAACCCCCTATCCAAATTGGTATGTTGGGCAACCCTGATGATGCCTGTGTTTGGTTCGAATAAACGGTTCCATTTAAAGAAGCTGTCACCGTTGTGGCGTTTATTCTATTAAATATATAAAATCCATCACCACCCGTTCCGTTGGTTTCTGCTGAATAGGCTCCCGTATTAACTCCATAATATGTTTGATTATCAGTATGTTGCGGTGTGAAAAATATATTTCCAGTTCCAGAAACTGCTCCAATTGAAGAGTTATTATTTGAAGTTGCTGTTCTCGAATAGATACCTATTGACATTGCATTCAATAAGTATGGATAATCAGAAGGCGTAAACTTTAAATCAGTGTAAGAAGTCGAACCGTTGTGCGCGATACCCTCTAAAGACGTGAAAGTTGGACTTCCTGACGAAGTACCTTGAACCGTAGAAGGATTGATTATATCAATTAGAGCATCACTAATATTAGATTCTTGCGCTAAGATAAAACCGCTCTTGATTGTGTCCCATAAGCCATAAGCAACTATATCCCTAAATAGAGTGTCTTGATGTTGTGCAATCGTTTCTGAAGGTTTAACCGCTAATTGATTATAGTAAGGGGTATATTCATCTGAAAATACTGTTCCGAGCAAGTTGTTTTCAACTGGTTTATTCGTCCATCCTGTATTCTCGTTTCCTGAATCATCTTGAAGCCTTGGATATAAATTTGGAGTGTAACTAGATAAAACTGTTGTTCCGGAAGTAAAAGAAGCTCCCGACCATATAATAAGCGAATCAGAATTAGAAGATAAAGTCACACTATCAATAGAAACTGAACCACCGTTTTCCGTAATTGTAAAGTCATTGAAATTAGGAACAGAATCAGCACCTTTAGATAAGAATATGTAAACAACACTATCGGTTAACTCCGCGATATTTGCCGAATCAAATCTTGGTGGAACTTCGCCCCCTAACCCTTCAATCAAAGCGTATAAGCTTATAATATCATTTTCATTTTGTGTTATTCTTGAATCATGAATAGTTAAAACACCATTTATAGAATCCCTTATTCGATATAATTCCGTATAAATATAAACTGAATCATAAGAAGTTCCACCGCCTTCACCAACTGCTGCGGTAATCTGTGAAGGACTCCAATACAAAGCGGATTCACCAACAGAATCACCGATAAAAACAACTGAATCGCTTAGGCTTGCGCTTTGAATTAATCTTGTATTTGATGTATCTATTTTCCCTGCCATCATATAGCTTATAGCATAAGGAGTTTCGTATGTTGTACCTGAATCAGAAGCAACCAAATCACCAGAACCGCCGCCACCTTCGCCCGCACTGTCGGCAATCATTTTTGAAATTTGTAACGGGTTCATGTATAAACGTTCTAACCCTACCGAATCGGATATATTAACCTTTAGGGCAATTCTTGAAAAAGAAGTGTCCCAGTTAGCGTTCATAATCTCCCTTTTTAATCGCCAATCTTCTAACTTCCCGGTAATAATTCCTTGACTAAAAGAATTAACGCTTATAAAAGCTAGAAAAAATAAAATTATTCCTATTTTTTTCATTTTATTATGTTTATTATTATTCGTCACCTATTTGAATATTATCGCCCATTATCACATCATCACCAACAGTTTCTACCTCTCTTATGAATATTTCTTTGTTAATTGTTAAGGCTACTGGTGCCGCATCTGCTAATCCCGGTGAAACTCCACATTCAGTTAGCATACAGTTATATTCTTGCGCCCAAACTCGAACATTATTATTATCTGCAACATCATTTTCTGAAACTCTTTGAAGTGGCGAAAAGTTATCTCCGCCCAAATTCGTTAATGCTCTGTAAGTTTCATCTATAAGCAATAAATCATCTTCAAAAGTTTCGTCATCTTCATTAAGTGAATAGCTCGCTAAATAAATGGTGATTGTTGCTTCGGCACTTTTTTGCTGTTGTGTTACATTTGAATTATAAGCGGTTAATTCTGACGGCAACCAATTAATATTCGTTAATTGAATCCAAGCTTGCGGAAATCTTTTTGAATTATCTTTTTCGTAGTTGAATTGATCTTGCCCGTTATAGTGAAGAACATTCTTAATTCCAGAAATTGCTTCGAGCTTTGTTTTTATTGCTTGATATAGTTCTATTTTTACCGACATAGCTCAAATTTAATCAATTTATTTAAAAACGTCCTTTAGTTCATCAGCTAATAAATCGCGATTACTTTTATTTAATCCTTTACTATCACCGATAAATTCACGTTTCGGCATCCCTGCAAGTCCTTCGTTATGGCGTTCAGCGTATGGAATACGGGTTGTTCCAACAATTATCTGCCGCCATGTTGCTTTTAATTTCTTTATTGAATCGCGAAGTGCGCCACTTGCGCCTCCTTTTTTATCTGCTGTTCCTACTAGAATCGCCCTTGTCGTATCTCGTTTTAATCTTGGCGCCCAACCGCCTAAACTATCATCAGTCTGACCGCCACCACGACCACCACCTTTTCGAAACCCTTCTTTAAACCAATTAACAGAATTTTTAGCAATAATTTTCGGAACATCACGTTTAAATTCCTGATATTTCGCTTGCGTTTTCTCAAACTCAAATCCTTTGCCAACCCGCCTTATATCCCCGAATTCCTTTGTTGCCATTAAAAATTTCCTCTTATAAAAGATAAGTATTCTTCTCTTGTTATCTGGCTTAATAATTTTTTATCAATTATAAAATCACTTTCTTTAGGAAACGAAGCTGAAACTGGTTTATCAGTTAAACCATAAATTAATTTGCAGTTCGCATTATTAAATTCAGTTAGATGATTTTTTACTTTTCGTTCCATTTAGTCGCTTTTTTATACGCAGGGGTTTCTGCTTTCGTATGCTTAGAATAGGGATGCTTATTCATATCAAAGATATAATCAACCTTTCCGGGGTTGTTACTAAATATCTTCGATTCGTTTTTTAAGCTTTTTACTTTTTTATCAGGGTTCTTTACGTTGTATTCCTTTAAATGCTCTTTTAAGTTCGTTTCCTTACCCTTTCGCAGCTGAATAGTAGTACAACGGCAACCCCAATCATTTATCGGCATTCTAGTATTCCAAAAAGGATCATCAACTGGTTTTACTATGTTATCCCAAGCTGCATGATCGTGTCGAACCCTTTCATCACCTACTGTTTGGTATTTTAATAAAGGAAATAGCTCTTTATCTTCTTCAATTTCAATCCAATTATCAGCACTTTGAGCGGTTCTAAAAGCGGTGTCCTGTTCAGTTTTTAGCCAAACTTTATTGTATTGGTTGTTTACCGTATTTGCGTATTCTTTGAACTCCTTGAATTTACGCTTCGAACCATCTTCATTAAAAACAAAGTTGGTCATATCTTTAACCTGTTGAAAGGTTTTTGCTCCTGAAAACTCTGAAATATTTCCTTGATATAATTCGAATTTCGTTGTTTTCAATCCGCTGTCAAGATTACCAAAACCATGTTCAACGAATTTAATCAACTCACCATAAGTATAGGCACTTAATTCATTCGGAAGGTTATCGATATCGATTGCCCCCGAGTGAATTCCTTTGTAAATCTTATCTATTTTAGATTTAGATAGTGCCACTAATTAATGTATTTTATAGTTATCCAACCGCGATTATAAGTTGTTTCGTTATAATTAACAGAATCAAAAACACCCCCTGTTATCCTTCTTAAAATAACTGCTGAATCATTTATTGTGCTGACTGTTCCGTTAGCAATCCCTGAAGAATTTGTATAATCTAATGGCGTTACTGTCCCAGTAATATCAGAATCTGGTCTTATCATTATTGAAATTGACCGTATTTTTTGAATGTTTGCTAAACCATGTATAACAGCGGTTGTTTCATCCGCATTCATATCCCAATCATCAATCTCAATTACTTTAGTAACCAATCCACCATCTCTTGCGCTCAACCCTGCGGGTGAAACCCATTTAGTGTTGTTTGTTCCGGCTATAGCCTCAGCGGATGAAGCATACAAGTCATCTTGAAATAATTCAGCATCAATATATCTATCTGATTCACCATTTAAAGCCTCTGTGCCTGTTGCTTTTTCAACAGTTCCTGACGTTGTTGTTGTTGGGGTGGTTGCTTGAAATAATTCAGCATCTATGAACTTATCAACACTACCATTTTTTGCTTCTGTCGATGTTGCTTTTTCAACTATTCCCTTATTATTTGTTGAGGCATCACCTAAATATTCTTTTATTTTATCATCAAGCCGATCTTCACCCGGTATTCCTATTTGAGTGTTTGATGGTGGCGTTAATTGGCTTGTGATTACTCCCCTGTTAACTTCCCATGTTTGGCGAGGTGCGCCATTGTTGTAAGTGACATCCCCTTTTGGGTCATAGGTGACAACTTTATCAAAGACAAGATAATCATCGTTTAGATCATACCCAGTGCCACTTTGAGCATCAACCTTTATTAACTCACCATTTAGAAAAATATACCCTGCAGTAACGTCCCAACTTTCATTCCCTTCAACACCTGACCAACTTATTGCGCAACCATCGACAACAAAATTAGGATTAGTTCCTACCGCGAAACTGTTTAGCATCGCAAATAATGCGGGTCTATGTTCGTTTGAATCGATTAATATTTGGTCTAATCTTATATCGGGATTTACCCCTAAAAAATCTTTTCTTTTATCCATTGGTTAAAATGTTTGTACGTTATAATTCATTGAAGCCTCAATATAATTTCTCATTTGAGCCTCTAAAACATTGACATTGTATACTATTGAGGTCGGCATATTAATAGTGAAATTATTTGAAATTATAGCTTCGCCGCTTAAAGAAATCGTGAGTGGAACTGTTACAGAATCATCACTAAGTCCAATTTCTACAGGGTTACTAATCGTATCGGAAGTTAAGCCAATAACAATCGGGTCAATTCCCCCGATATCATTTTCAGTTATTGTAATTCTTCTAAGTGTAATATCATAAACATCATTAAGATATTCTTCAAGTGATAAATGCTGCCCGGTATAATTAAGGAAATCAATAATTTCATCATTATAATCATTAAGGGTTGTTCCAAGTGTTTGAATCGGAGCGTAAATACATTTGATATAAGATACCAAACTGCCTTCAGTATCTGTTGATGTTTTACGCCAAAAATGAGGGGTTAAATTCTCGGCAACATTATTCCAATCTATGTTAAATATTCCCGCCATTTATTAGCTATTAGGTGAATATGTTAATGTAGTCGATAAAGGGAAAGCCGGGTCTATTTCCATATATCCCGCCTGTGCTGTATATACTTGTTGCGCTATTGCTAGAACATCAGTATACGTTCCGGCTGTTGGTCGTGCTTCTATTTCTGTTGCTACTGCATTTAATACCCCTTTTGCGCTTTGAATCGCATCAGTAAGCTTCATTACTTGCATGGTTCCGGCAAAATTTTCGTCTGAATAAGACTGTAAGAAAGTATTAATAGCATCTTCAACAGGAAAAACACCTGAATTGCTTAAATCTTCGCCCGTAGGTGAAAGAAGCTGTGAATCATATGTTATTAAATAATATGCTTTTAGTTGGTCGGGGTCTTGGCTTACTATTGAAATAGAAGTTCCCGCGAATCTTTTTTGTGTCCAATATTGATCTAATCCGCTTAATTCTGCTCCGCTCAATGGCTCTGCTGTTCCTGAAACCAGTTTAGCCGCTTTAATAATAACAACACCATTCACTATGTCAGCTGCAGCAAGATCAACAACATAATTATCCGGGTTGATAGGATTGTAAGTGACTGCGTTTCCTATTAAAACAACAGTTTCACCCAAAGCATTAACAAAACTATTCGTAAACTCTAAGCTATCCCCAAATTGATAAACAAGCGTTTCGCTTGCATACCATTTTAAAACGCCCGTAGGGATTTCTAACTTCCTATCTTCTATCTGGTCGCTAAATACATCATATAAATCTTCTATGAATTTTATCGCTACGGCGCAAATATAAAATAACAAATTCCAAACAGCTGTCTGACTTGTACTTGTTAACCCCGATAAGTTACTGCTTGCTTCTTTTGCAGCAACCATTTCCGCTTGAATTTCAGCTATTGTCCGAGCCATATAATTGATTTATTTTGTTCATTATTGAAAAGCTTTTATTATCTGGCAAAGCAACAACCGTTTCATCTACTTCAATTCCTGTTCTTTTTTGAACTTCTTCCGCCGGTACTGCGTGTCCCGCTTGACTTAAAGTAAGAAACGTATCTGCCCATTCTTTGATCGACATTTTTTCTGCCGTGTCCCACGCTGCGAAGATTTCTTTTTCTTGCGCTATCATTCCGATACTCTTCATCCTCGGAATTAGTAATTCATTCACAACTGATTTAATATCTAGCTTATCAGCA